TCAGCGGAGATTAACGAGCTTCAGCAACAGATGGCTAGCTTGGGCATTAGTACGCTCAGCCAGCAAAAATTCGTAGCAGAGTCCGCAGATGCTCGTCGTTTAGACCGCATTGATACCAATTCAATGCTGGCGATGGTTTCAATGGACTTGGAATCTGGCCTACAAAAAGCTTATGACTTTGCGGCTAGTTATTTGAATATTGAAGCGCCAAGAGTCAAGATCAGTCGTGATTTCGACTTGCAGCGTCTGATTGGGCAAGACATTGCAGCGATGGGTCAGCTGTTTGAGGACAAGATTATTGATCGGGAAGAGTTCCGTGACATGCTTGTGCAGGGCGAGATTTTGTCTAATTCGGCAGAAACGCCGCAAAGCGGTACAGTAGAGCAGTAACGGCTTTTATTCCCATGGGAATGCGTTTTGAAGAAATTAACCCTCCTAAGAATCAGGAGTGCCCAATGCCTGAGCCCAAAAAGGCAGCTAAGAAGGCAAAGTCTAGTAAAGTAGACGAGTCCACTAAAGATTAGTAATGGAAGAACAAGTCATCCAGGAGGCGCCTGTGGCGTCCCCTGAACAGCCCGTGGCTGAGACTGAAACTACCGCCAGCGTTGATTCGTCTGCCTACGAGCAGCAAATTCAAGCGCTTCAGAAGCGTGCTGTTGAGGCTGAGGAAAAGTTTCAAGGCATCAAAGGCAAGCTTGATGACGTCTACAAAAAACAAGACGATCAGCGCCGTCAAAACCTTGAAGACCAAGGCCAGTGGAAACCTCTTTGGGAAGAGGCCAACAAATCAGGTATTGAAAAAGACAAGCGCATTGCTGAGTTAGAGCAAGAACTGCAGAACTTGCAAGTTTCTAACGAAACAGCAGCGATGAAAAACGCTGCACTTTCAGCAATTAATCAAGCCGGAGCTATCAATTCAGACCAGATGCTGCAATTGATTCAAGGCAGTCTCAAGAAATCTGACGATGGCACCGTCAAAGTTTTAGACGGCGGCATTGAACAGGACATCAATGTCTACCTGGCCAAGCTTAAAAACCCCGGCTCTTCTTATGAGCATCACTTTAAGCCGAGCGCTCAAGCTGGAATGGGCGCAAAGCCAAATACATCAACAGCTGGCGCTGCGGGCATCGCTAATCCTTGGTTAGAAGGTAGTATTAACTTAACAAGGCAAATGGCCTTGGATGCTTCCGACCCCGATCTTGCAGCTGTGCTCAGGAGAGAGGCAGGTAAGTAGTCCCCGTGGGACGCCTACAAGTCCGTGACTTGTGAACCGCAAACCTTACTCCTGAATAAGAAATGGCTGCTCCATTTCAGAATTATTCCGGCGGTGTCCTCCTTGCGGACATCGTAAAGAGGAATAATCTCAGCACCTACGTGTCTGAGGCCATCAAAGAGCGCAGCTTGTTTATCAAGTCTGGCGCTGTTGTTCGTAACGCTCTTCTCGACGCACGACAAGGCGGTACTCGCATTCAAGTTCCCGAGTTCAATCCTGTATCTCCAACTGAGGAGATCATGGACGGTACTGCGACTTGGGGCACCGGTTCAGCCGGTCACTTGACTCCTCAAAAAATCGGAACCGGAACTCAAATCGCAACCATCTGTCATCGCGGTTTCGCGTATGCAGTGGATGACATGGCGGTTTTGGCGGCTGGTGAAGATCCAATGCTTCACATCCGCAACCAGCTTGCAGATGCAATCAACAAGCTGAACAGCGCTCGTCTGTTCTCTCATCTTGCTGGTTTGTTTGGCACTGCTCTTTCTGGCAATGCTCTGGATAAAGGCAAGGCAGCCGCTTCTGGCGCTGCTGAAGCTAATTTCCTGACTGGCGCAACAGTGGCAGAAGCCCGTTCCAAGCTCGGTGAGCGTGGTGACGAGCTGGACACCCTTGTTGTTCATCCTTCTGTTGGCTTCTACCTGTATCAGGTAGGTCTGCTGACCTTCTCCACCTCTGCACTGGCTACTGGCGGTGCCGTGACCTGGGGCGGCGGCGGTGTCGGCGTTGGTGCCCGTTCTATTGGCGAATTTGCCGGTATGAACGTAATTATGGATCCTGCAGTTAACACTGTGGCTCCTGGAACTGGCGGCCATCAGCGTGAGTTCTATTGCTATCTGACCAAATCAGGCACCATCCTGGAAGGTCAGCAGCAAGAGCTTCGCATCGAAGCTGATCGGAACGTGCTCTCGAAGCAGGACGTCCTGTCGGTTGACTACCACTCTGCCTATCACGTAATGGGCACTAAGTGGGCTGACGCTGGTGACAACCCCACCAACGCCAACCTGGCAACCGCTAACAAGTGGTCTGCTACTTATGACATCGATCTGATCCCCTTGGTTCAGGTCACTGTCAACAGCCCGCTGGATACCAGCACCATCTGATCCTGATCAGAGTAAAGGCCCTACCATTAGGTGGGGCCACCTTCTTTTTTGGCATGGCGTACAGCACTTCCAAAAAGCTGACTGACCGGCAAAAAGCTGCGATGCAGCGCCATGCAGAGCATCACACTAAAAAGCACATGGCTGAAATGCGGCGTCTGATGAAGGCTGGTAAGACCTTTACAGAAGCGCATAAAATGGCAATGAAAAAGGTGGGTAAGTAAGCCGTGGCTGCAACAATCAACGCTACTCTCAGCAGCGCGTCAGCCAACAGCTACGTGACCCTGGCTGAGGCCGACGCATATTTTGAAACCGTTCCAAGCAGTACGCAGTGGGACAACAAGCAAGACGACAAGAAAAATCGTGCGTTGATCTCAGCCACCCGCTGGATCGATACGTTGAATTTTTATGGTGATCGTTGCGATACGGACCAAGCTTTGAGCTGGCCTCGCAATAATTATCACGTTGATCGAGTAGAGCTAGCTTGTTCGGCGATCCCAAACGACATCAAGTATGCAGCGTTCGAGTTGGCGAATGCTTTAGCCAATGACACGGACGCAATTACAGGGACTACCGGCGATACGGGGGTATACGAGGAGGTCGAGCTTGGAGACCTCAGGGTCAAGTACAACACTTCTAGTCAAGGTGTTGGAACTGTTAATAACGTATTCGACGTTTACCCTTGGCTGCAGTCTTATCTTGGCGCTTATTGTCTTGGAGGCTCTGGCTCTTATCAAGTTCGCGTAATGAGGGGCTGAGATGGCGCTTATTGACGAAGTTTTTGCAAAAGTCCCAGAAAGAGTCTTAAAGGATTGGGGCGTAGACATGACTTATGTAAAAGCAGCTGCTTCTGAGGTTTACGACCCAACGACTGGAACGATCAGCGGGACAGAGACTAGCGTTGAGCTTAAGGGAGTAATTCTACGAATGGATCCCAAAGAGCTAAATGGCAACTCCCAGAGCAACGAGCTTAAGGTAATTATTGGCAATAGCGAGCTAGGAGATTACTACCCAAATGTCCGAGACCGGATGCGTTACACGGAAGCTGGCACGACTCGTGAGGCTCGGGTTGTGAACGTAGAGTCTTACCGAGGCGATAATGCAGTCATGCACAATTTAATTTTGAGGCCGCAGTAATGGCCAAAAACGAATTACATCAACTGCTTAAAGACCTTGATCAATTAGCGGTTGGCTTGGTTTTTAATGGTCCAGCGAGAGCTTCTGAGGAGATCGTCAAAGATTTGCAAGAGTTAAGTCCTGCTTGGACAGGCAAGTTTAGAAATTCTTGGTTTATCGAGACGCCTGATGGGACAAAAGCAGGCGGGAGCGGAGCCCATGGGAAAGCAGTGCCTGTCAAAGCGCCAAAGATTAGTGGTATTCAGTCGGCAACGGCATTTGCCAACAAAATTTTTGGCACTGCGGGAGCGCAGCGACCGTTCACTATTGGTAATTCTGCGGAATATGCAGATCAAGCAACAGATTTAGAGCCATATAAGCCGGGAAGTTATGGGCCAATGAAAGCCACGACTAAGTTTGGCCGGAAGCATGGTATTAGGCCCATGGGAGGGAGAAGAGGGGATGTTGCTGGTGCGGGCGGGGGGAATTCAAGCAGCGCACCACTTGATTGGTTTTCTAATTATCAAGGTGGCGGCAGAGCGGATGAGGCAGTAAAACGCGCTTATAGCCGAGGTTTCAAGGGGTTTAGTCGATGAACTATCAAGGTGTCCGCGCTGAATTTGAGTCAGACCTTCATGCTGCATTTAGTGCATTAAGTCCTGCTGTCCCAGTTTATTTTGACAATACATTCAATACAGTGTCTGACGCTGATACTGAGTTTATCCATGTAAATCTGCAGTTTGGACTTACGAGTGAAGTAGCTCTAACTACGCAAAGCGACCGCATCCGAGGGACCATCGTCATTCGTGCGTACACAGAGAAAGGCAAAGGTCCAGCCCGTAATCAGACTTTGATGAGTACAGCTGTTACGACTTTGCAGGCGTTAAACAATCAGGCAAAGGCGAGCACAGGAATTTATGTTCGGATTGGGGCATTAAACGGGCCTAGCTTTGGCACGGACACGGACGCTACAGAGTCTCGTTTGGCACTTAGTCCTTTTTTCATCTCAAGGGTTGATACGAGTTTTACGGCCCAAGTGATTTCTTAATTGACGGCCTAAGCTAAACTGTAATTAGCCGGGCTGTGCCCGCGTACACCCCCAAGAATAGGTTTTCCTATGGCCACCGTCCTTTCGGGCACCTCCGGCGCCCTGTTTTACAAGCCAGCTGGCACGTCAGTTACAACTCTGGCAGCGAGTGCTTTCCCAACAAGCGGCAGTGACATCACTGTTGGCGCTTTCTTAGGGTTCAAGGTCAACGACCCTGTGACCCTTGCATATCCATCTGGTGCAAGCACCACTGGAGCAATTGCTGCAGGCGATGTATTCGTAAAAACTTACACGGAAGCTACTGGCGTTATGACCGTCAGTTCAACAGCAGGTGGTGCAGCTCTGTCTGCTAGCGCCGCACCAACAGCATTTGGCACTGGAAAGGCAAGTATTAGCTACACAGCCGCCGAATCTGTTGGGCAGGTTCGTGAGTGGAGTTTTGAAATCACTCGCGCTGAAATTGATGTGACCACCATTGGTCAAACAGTTTCTAGCACAGCGGCTTTCCGGGCTTATATCCCTGGATTTGCTGATGGTTCTGGCTCTGCGACCGTTTATACAACTGACGATGACACTACGCTGTCTAGCCGGTTGATCGAGGATGTGATTAAGCGCGAGCAAAATGGTGCCACCATGAAGCTCTACATTGATCGCATCGTTTCGAGCGGTACAACGAACGAAGCATCTAGCCGTTCAATTGAAGTTCCGGTGATCCTGACCTCAGCTAGCTTGAATGTCAATCCAGACGATGGTCAAAGCGTAGAGATTTCTTTCCGTCCTAGCGCTGCTCCTAGCTTCGATCTCAGTAAGAGCTGATAACCAGTTCTTGAAGAGCACAAAGCCTCGGGAGACCGGGGCTTTTTTATTAGCTGTTTTGGGTTACTATATTAAAGCTATAGACAAGTATTCAGATGGCACCAGCTCTACGCGCGATTGACCGTTTACGCAAAGCTGCGAACTTAGAGCCTGTCAAAAAAGATGTAGAGCTTTCGGACGGGTCAACATTTGAGATGTGGGTTGCGCCGCTGACGATGGCAGAGCGCGAGCGAGCCCAGAGGCAGGCAAAATCTGATGATGCAGCGGCTTTCGCTCTTCAGCTGCTGATTAATAAAGCTAAAGACGAAAGCGGCCAGGCTTTATTTAAGTACGGCGAGATTGATATTTTGAAAAACGAGGTCAAGGACAAAGATTTGCAGGCTTTAATGCTTGCCATCCTTAGCGATAGTGGCGAGGACGTTGAAAATGACATGAAAAGCGCTGAAGACTGAGATTAAGAAAGATCCTCTTTTGCAGTTTCAGTTTTTTTTAGCAGCAGAGCTAAAGATGACGCTTGGCGAGTTACGCGCTCGCATGGGAGAAGAGGAGATGATGGGTTGGCACGCATATTTCACGCATCGAGCGGAGGTGGAGGAAAAAGCGTATGAGGACG